TTAAGCCCCTTTTTCATACTTCCAAGAAAGATTAATAGTAACAACATGTTTACCAGTAAAATTATATATTCCCCTGGAGTGCGCGGGATCATCAAAAAGATGAGGATTTGATTTGTAGAGTCTAACCAAATCACCAACTAGAGCTTGAAGAGGCTCAGGAACGCGAACAACAGAAGAGGGTGTTTGTTTCTTCCGCCCAGCGCCTTTACGTTTTCCACCATGAGGTTGTTTAATCTGAGAGTGATAACGATTGTAAACTGATAAAGGGGTATTTGGGCCGTCTAACATGGCTAAGTCAGGCTCAGAATCAAGCCACTCCTTTGCGTGTTCAGCCAAATCAAAATCAGTGTAGAGACCACTGCGAATAGCATCGCTATATTGAGACTGATATTGCGCTAAAAGACTTTGAACCGATTCACCCATAGATACTTTGCATTTAACTGTCATACTTGATTCCTGTAACACATTTCAAGAGCTTGATTAATGTTACACCAATCAAGATTTTGAATTCTGTTACATTAATCATAGTTCTCGATTTGTTTGCAAAGACTCGCTTCGCTCAAACACTGGCGCACTACGTTTGCAGATACCGTAGACCGCGGAAGGTTGATAGTTCCGTGGAATTTACCCCCGTAATACAGATTCGGGGGTTTTGCTGCCTTCGGGTTCCCCTCCCTAAAGGGCCCCTCCCCAAATGCAGAAAACTAGCCGCTGTAATAGCGAAAAAAATTGCTGATAGTGTAACTGGCAAACGCTGAACGTTATTTTGATGTGGCGGCTTTTTTTAGGGTCTAGCAGGGCGAGGGGTGTTTGAAGCCAAAAAGGCAACGGCTACTAACCGCGCCAATTGGCATTGATAGCTAACTTGAGTTTAGAGAGTGGCTTGGTGCTTCGCTTGCACTTCGTGCTTAGCTTATCCCTGTCGGGCCGAAAGAGTTGAGTTAGGTGATTACACGTCTATTGCAGGGATAGCCGCAAAGACTCTTTGTTTATCCTCTTCACGCTGGAGTTCTTGCTCATCAACACAAGTTAAGATTCGCTCAGATTCGCCCCACGTGATGCGATAGACACACTCAGCTAATGGTTCAAAGATATAACCCATATCTTGCAACTGAGTATGGTCAAACGCGAACATAAAACGCTTATCTTGATAAACCTTGATGTATATCCGGTAGAACGTTAAGTCTGTATCTATTTCAGTAAACGCTCTTTTGCGTACACGCGCTATTTGCTTTGAATAACCTGTCACGAACATATCAAACTCTCCCATAGGGCCGAATTTATTCGAGTTAGCTCTGGCAGCTGGCGAACTGGAAGTTGAATTAGAATCAGTACTTGGTTGGCCGTCTGGAATCACAGGAGTGTCAACCTGTTCTGTTGGTTGCGGTTGCGGCTTAGGTTCTGGTTTATCTTTAGTAGCTTTCGAATAAAAATAAATGCCCATAAATACCGACGTGAGCAAAAAGATAGCACTCATCCAAAAAGGCCAACGTTTCCAGATTGGCGTAATATCCGCTGCCTTTTCCTCGATAACAGCACCGCTGCTTTGTGTGTGAGATTGATAAAACTTGAAATACTCTTTCTTGTATCTACGCTGCTCTTCGTTAATGACTTCCCTGGTGTCACCTATTCGCACTTTCTTTGTGTAAGTCTTATCGCTTCCAAAAGCCGTATTCTTTGCCGTGTAGTAGGTCATTTCTATCATGGCGCGAATATCGGCATGAATCTTACGCAAGTTTTGCGTCAGGATAATGATATCAATGCCGTAGTGACCATGCATTGAGTAAAACTCAAGTATGCGAGAATCATTGACGCGAGAAGGAATGACCATATGCGCTTCATCAATGACAAACAAAGGGCCGACATTGTTCTCATCGCGCCAATCGTCGTTATAGTCCTCGAACTTTGAAAAGGGTCTATCCATAGACCCATAGTTATTAAATTGCGCATCGACGACTTTGATTAAGCCACGAACATGATCACCAAATATTTTGACGAAATATTCAATATTCAGCGGAATGTTAGTGACCACACGGCGACCTTTCTTAATTGCCGGAACAATATGGAAAGCGACAGACTCGTAACTCTTACCGGAACGTGGACGACCTACGATTGCGTATATCATGAGCCTAACCTCGTGAACGGAATCAATTGCAACAGCATTCGAATGGTGATTGCTGTCATAATCATAACCAAGCACTGAGGAATACCGATGGCTGAAAGCATCCAAGCAGGCTCAGGTGGTATAGCGGATAAATAATCCGATATAGGGATAGGTTTTATCAGCGCTAAACACTGCTCGATTAGCAAGCCAACAGCGCCCAAAACGGCCTCAATAAGCCAGATAAACACATCCTTGAGCATATCGACTAAGGTCAACAAAAGGCGATATAGGAACTCAAGAAGCTTGTTAAATAAATCAATGACCCATTCCATGTTGATTAACCTCCAAACAAGAGTTTGCGACACAAGAAAGCGGTTGAAACCATCATGCAAACGCGAACGAATGCAAATACCCAATCCAAATTGATGTAATCGGTAAAGTAGAACCAGCCATAAAAGGGAACGGGAATGCCGAACTTAGGACGCGAAGCCGCACTTAGGTCTAACTCGAACATCCCTGATAGGGTATCAGTCACTTTTGAGCTGATACTGCTAAAGTGGTCTGAGAACACCCCACCAACACCATTTGGATACCCAGACTCATAAAAGCCCGTACAGCTATCAGTCGCAATACAAGTGCCACCCGTACCAGCGCCTGACGTATCCGTGTTGACGATTGAATCTAAATCCTCAGCCATGCCAGTTAACGTTCCGTCAATACTAGTAAGAGAATCACCAAGACCGGACACCTCACCTTTGAGTGAGTTAATAGCATTGGTGTTTTTGTTAACCGATGTAGTGATATCAGCGTTAGCTTGCTGAATAAGCTTTTTCGTGTTTTGTGCGATATCTAAATTAGCTTGATGCAAGTCCTTTATCGCATTAGTGTTTTGCCTTGTGTTCTTATTAAGACGATTTAGTTCGGATTCAATCGAAGCATTGCTTTTGTTAATGTCGATGTTTAAGTCATAAAGCGCCTTGTTTATGTCACGGTTCATATTAGTAACCGCGCTAACAACGTCTGAATTCCCGTCAGGGTCGGGCGTTGGGTCTGGTACTTCCGGTTTAGGGTCTACAGGATTCGGGATAGGGTTTTGCTCAGACTCATCAGGCAAAGGGCTAGGGTCTGGTATCGGGTCAGTAGGGTCAGTTGGTTTATGTTCAGGGTCAGGTTCCGGTTCAGGGTCGGGGTCAGGGTCAGGATTTGGCTTTGTTGGCCCTTCCGGTTCTGGCATGAACTCAGAACAAGTATCATCAGTACAAAAAGACGCGCCGTCAGGAATATTGCATTCCGTTTCCTGAACGATGTAATACGCATCGCAATCATAAAGACCAGGGTCAGAGGCAAGGGCGTCAGGGTCGATATCAATACAATAGGATTCACCAACCAAAGCTACACAGCCATCACCTTTAGGAGAGCAAACATAGCTAGACGGTGAAGCTTTTCCCCACCAAGCAGAGTTCCAGCCAATTTTTCCTGTCTCGCCTTTGATTGACAAACAACGATTTGGCTTCTCGCATTTTTTTGTATCAGGGTTATATTCTGTACCAGACGGGCAAGACGAAACTTGAACAATGCGTGCAACGCGAGTGTTACCGCCACCGCCGATTGCTGTTAGTTGGTTAGGGCTCGTATAAGTTGAGCCTGTTGCGGTGTAAGACTTACCGCTATAAGTCCAAGACTCACCAGCGCAAAAAGAGTTGCTATTGAGATTGAACCAAATAACACCTCCAACTTCCAGACCGCATGTAATAGGAACGTCAGCGTAAGTACCCAAAAACTCCTCAATACGCCACCATCCATTAGTTGCTGAATAAGACGGAAAAGAAAACGACAAACCAAACAAAAAAATGGCGAATATTTTCCTATAAATAAACATCAGTTAGGCCTTATAAAAAAAAGGGGCCGAAGCCCCTTATCCTTTGAAATTCTGAGCAGCTATAGCACCAGCAAGACCACCCAGAAGTAAAAAAACAATTAACTGAATATCATGCAGGGCTATTAACATACTCAGCTTCCAATTACGCCTTGTTAACAGCGCGTTTGCCTAGGCCGATACCTTTAAACGCCATTGCAATACCAATGATTGCCACGCCAGCCGTACCAACAAAGCCCGCTACCGTAGAAAGGTCTACTGCTGCAAAGATTGCTTCCATGATGTTTCTCCTTAAATGAGATTGATTACTTTTTTAGCGATATAAACCGCATAGGTTGTGAGATATCCAAAGCCAAAGACAAGCGCGAAACCGTATCCAAACGCCTCCCCAGCCTCAGAAGGGGTTATGCGTGTGTAACTCATCAAATAGTCATAATCTTGAACCGTGATAGCCACATAACCGCCGTCACATTCTGGTAAAGGGACTTCCGTTACTGCTAAGAAGCCTTGAGCATTTGGGAGAGCACACACAGTCATAACAATTCCTTACTTACGTTTTAGTGAGGCCGCAAAGTGAGCCTTGATATCGTCATCCACAGGGATGAGTTCCGTTACAATCGCACCCGCTAACGGGTCATCAGGGTTGATTTCCATTCGCAATTGGTATTCACGACGTGGAACTAATGCGCCTGTACGCTCAAGTTCAAGTGCATATTCATAATCCAACATTAACGGGTTATCCCATTGCGGATTGACATCACCAGATTCGCCAATAGTTCGGCGTTTATACTTCTCAGAGTTAATCTGTCGAAGTGAGCGCGAGATGTTCAATTGAGCGCTATCACCACGCGCTGAGTTCCATGTGATATCCATGCCAAGGACAAAAACAGGTTTAGCCATTTGTTAAGTCTCCAATATATGAGTGACCAACTTCCCGTAAGTGTCGGGGAAGGTGAATTTCGTTCCATCACGAACAAGGGAGCCGACAACTGTCTCAATATCCCCGTTATGGAACTCGATTAATGAGTTAAGAATTTTGCCGTACTGCCTACGCATCCAATGAGCCGAAGTAAGCAAGTCCAAAGCAGCGCGTTTTGTTGGTACGGGCTTGGTGTTAAATTTGTGAGAAGTCGATATTGAAGCTGAGAAATCATTAATGGCCGCGAAAGCGCCTGATGGATTCAACAAAACATCAATATCCCATTTCTTGAGTTCGACCTCGGAGCGATACCAGACTAACCCCGTATTCGCTAAGTTCTGCTCCAGCGCCTTGTTATAGATACGCCAGTAAACGCGAGAAGTACGAGAGCCAACGGAATACTGTTCCTTTGTGTAAAGTGGGCGACCGTCCTTGTAACTAGCAACGGTATGGTCAATGTGAAGAACAGGGCCGCGACCACGGTCAGCAGTGCGAAATGCGTCGTCATTCCATGCTGTACGCGCATATTCACAATCAAATATCCCGTCATAGTCGTCATAGGCCAAATCAACACGGGCCAATGACTGAACACCAAGAACGTTAGTTAGCCAATCATGAAGTGACCAAGGAGGGCGGCGATTGAAAACATGCTTACAGCCTTTACCATTAATCTGAAAGTGTACGGTGTCATTGTTACCGCCAATCCCGACGAAGCCGCAGAAGTCCTCACCCGTTGGAGAAGTTAGTTTCATTGATTCCGTATAGAACTGAAAACCAAGGCCGCGAGGTGCAGACAACGAAAGGCCAAGAACCTGATTAACGAAGATACGCAAACACTGTTCTAGGTAATTTCTGTAACAGATATCAAAGGCGTTGTTATAGGCTTCAATTTCATCATGACCCGTTGCCAAAGTTGGGTTAAACACTGGCGGAGTAGGGAAAGCAGGTGCTGTAAAGTGACGTTGTAGCAACCCCTTAGGCTTTAAGCCCTTGTATTCCTCATGCTTGTGAAGTCTGGACACCGCATTGCAACAATGGCGAAGGTCTTTAACCGCGAACGTAAAGCAAAGGTAATCAATATGCACGCTATCAGCAGTGAACTTGTTTAGGATGTTAGTTGCAGTAGTCATCGAACACCCCCAAAGAAATACGCTCTTGATATGTCGTGTTAGTGATTGAAACGAGTTCAAAGTTAAGGAACTCAGAAGCGGCCCATGCCTCAAGCAAGCCCATAGACTTGAACAAGTCCCACTCAGAGCAACCCTTAACAAGTACCGAAACGGTATTGTCAGGAAGCAAATCGTAGTAAATGACTTGAGCAGGGCCGAACATGATTAAGCCTCCAACTCATAGGAAAGTTGAGCCAAAGGCCATTTGGGCTTGATGGATTCAAGAACCTGAACCGCTTGAGCTTGAGGAAAGCGAACAGCCTCAGATTGCTTTGAAGTTGTTTCAACAAAGCCGCGCTCATTGGTCATAAGAAAGCGAGGATGAACGCCAGAAGTAAGTTGAATTTGGACTTTCAT